ATGCACCCCTTCCACATGTTGGGAGTTGCTGGTGTATTTGGTGGTAGCTTGTTCTCAGCTATGCACGGATCTTTGGTCACATCTTCTCTCGTTCGTGAAACAACTGAAAATGAATCTCATAACAATGGTTACAAATTTGGACAAGAAGAAGAGACGTACAACATCGTTGCAGCGCACGGCTATTTTGGTCGGCTTATTTTCCAGTACGCTAGCTTTAACAACAGCCGTAGTCTTCACTTCTTCCTTGCCGCTTGGCCTGTTGTTGGCATTTGGTTTACCGCTCTTGGTGTGTCTACGATGGCATTTAACCTGAATGGTTTTAACTTTAACCAGTCCATCCAGTCTTCTGATGGTCACGTCCTTAACACCTGGGCTGACATCTTGAACCGCGCTGGTCTTGGTATGGAAGTAATGCATGAGCGTAATGCTCACAACTTCCCACTTGATCTTGCATCATCTAGTTCTACACCTGTTGCCCTGGTGGCACCTACAGTCGGCTAGAAGCACGTCCGTTCATCCTTCGGGACGCATGACACCATAAGCATGGAACGGGGCTTGTGGAGCTTCTTAGGAGGTTACTGTGCAAAGCAAGACTTATTGCTATCGCGGTGTCAAGTACACCAAGTGAGATAGATCTTACAGAGGGGTGCAATTCCCCTCATCACTATTGGCATCGGCCCTTACGAGGATACCCTTTGCCGTCTAGACGGTGGGATAGACCACAATACAAATTAAATAACTCAAAGATCTTTGAGAGTCTATGTTATTACTCTCTTTTTTAAATGGCTTTTCAATCTTCTACTAACCCCGCTCAGCTGACTCAGCTGGGTGCTGACAATTTTGGGTCAGATACCCGCGCACTGTATCTTAAACTGTTCAGTGGCGAAATGTTCAAAGGCTTCCAACGCAATACGATCGCTCGCGATCTTGTGATGAAGCGTACACTTAAGAACGGCAAATCTTTACAATTTATTTACACTGGGCGCACCAAAAGTGAGTTCCATACGCCGGGAAATAGCATTTTGGGTGATACCAACAGTGCACCTCCTGTGGCTGAGAAGACCATCACGGTTGATGATTTGCTGATTAGTTCAGCTTTCGTTTACGACCTTGATGAGACTCTTTCTCATTACGATCTGCGCTCGGAGATCAGCCGTAAAATCGGCTACGCTCTTGCAGAAAAATATGACCGCTTGATCTTCCGTGCTATCACTCGTGGTGCACGTGCTGCTTCTCCTATCACTGCTACTAACTATGTAGAACCCGGTGGTACTCAGGTTCGTGTTGGTACTACTACTAACGCATCTGATGCTTATTCTTCTTCTGCTTTGGTAGACGCATTCTATGATGCTGCCGCTGCAATGGACGAAAAGGGAGTCAGTCAGGACGGGAGGGTCGGGGTCCTAAATCCTAGACAATACTATTCCTTGATCCAAGCTGTTGGTTCTAATGGTCTGATCAACCGCGATGTCCAAGGTTCCGCACTGCAAGGTGGCGACGGAATCGTGGAGATTGCAGGTATCAAGATCTTCAAGTCCATGAATATTCCTTTCTTCTCTCAGTATGGTACTAAGTACGGTACTGGTTCTGCTACTAACCCTGGCATTACCGATCCTGGTAACACCGGTTCGTTTGTAGCTGAAGCTGTTGAAGATGCTGCTAACGATGTTACTGGTATCAACAACGAGTACGGTGAAGAAACCGAATTTGCTAATAGCTGTGGTTTGATCTTCCAGCGTGAAGCTGCTGGTTGTGTTGAAGCGATCGCTCCTCAGGTCCAAGTGACCAGTGGTGACGTTTCTGTTATCTATCAGGGTAAATAACATTGCCCCTCTAATTGGTAACAGTTAGATAAACTTCGGATGAATTCAGGGAAACCTAAGGCGAAAGCTATGGCAATCCTGAGCTAAGCCTCTCAAGCGTGAGAGGAAAGTGCATCGACTAGGTGGTGTGACACGCTTGTCACGTAATACACCAATAGCGTCCGACAACCTTTAAGGTTGAAGATATAGTCAGTGCCATCAGAAATGATGGAATACCACGGATGTCATTCTTGGCCGTTTGGCCATGGGTGCTGACTACCTGAATCCAGCTGCTGCTGTTGAACTGTTTGCCGGTACTGCTACCAAGCCTGCCGCATTCTAATTTATATAATATTGGGAGTCTCTTCGGAGGCTCCTTTTTTTTAATTCTTTATTGAGAATAATACTCATTATCAAACTATGCCTTTTCCTACTACTGGCTCCAATACTGAGCTACAAGCTGTTAATCAGATCCTGGCGTCAGTTGGTCAGGCTCCTGTTACCACGTTGACAACTGAAGAAACTCTTGTAATCAATGAAACCGCAAGGTTCACTGGTTCTATTGCTGGCACAACGCTAACCACTACTACTGCTAATATTCCTGTCGGAACTTATATCGGCGGTACTGGTGTGACTACTGGCACATCTATTGCTGTTGCTGGTGTCGAAGCTGCTCCTGCTACAGATCCTGTTACGTATGAATACACTGTTAACATTTCACAAAATGTTGCAGAACGTGCTCTTACTCAATCCAGCGTTACAAGTAGAGTTGAAAATCAAACCAACCCGGACGTTGCAATTGCACTCAACACCCTGAGGGAAGTCTCGCGTGAAGTACAATCAGAAGGCTGGTCCTTCAATAAAGAATTAGATTATCCTATCACACCTGATTCTAATAACGAAGTAAACATTGCTAATAATGTTCTTCAAATGGATTTAAATAGAACTTACACTCAAAACATTGATAGGGAATCTATTAATCGTGGTGGTAAGCTCTACGACAAAAAGAAACACTCTAACAAATGGACAGACGAAACACTCTATGTTGATATTACCTGGTACTTTGACTGGTCTAATATCCCTGATCCTATTCAAGCTTTTATTGTAGCTCGTGCAGCTTCCGTTGTGTCTAGTCGTATCATTGGTGATGGTAATCAATACCAAATGCTACAACAGAAAGAAGCTTTTGCTCGTGCTATGGCTATGGAATATGAGTGTAACCAAGAGGATCTATCATTCTTTGGAGCACCAAAGAGTGGTAATTATTATCAACCCTACCAGCCGTTCCATACCTTACAACGCTAATGCCAGCAGTAACTCAACTGACACCTAATTTTTTAGGTGGTGTCTCCACACAAAATGACGACAAAAAATTAGAAGGTCAGGTAACTGAGTGTATTAATGGTTACCCTGACGCAACCTTTGGTCTACTTAAAAGACCTGGTATGAAAAACATCAATGTATTAAAGAAAGCTGATGATAGTACATTTACCAAGGATGAGCTAGAAGATGCAGCATGGTTTTATATTGACCGTGCTACAGCTGGTTCTTACATTGGTTGTATTAAAGATGATGATATTTTTGTTTGGACTGCAGCTGATGGTACGTTCTGTACTGTAACTAATACTGGTACTGCATATCTAACTGGTACTACACAGAACGATTATCATTTCCGTAGCATTCAAGATACTACAATTATTACTAACAAAACTGTTACCACTGCTATGCAAGCAGATGGTACGTTTGTTGCTAATTCAGTAGGTACTATTAAATTACTTGGTGTAGATACCTTTGATTATAAAATTACAATTTCTGGACACTCTACAACATTTACTCCTCAAGGAACAACAACGTTTGCTGACATGTTGGACTATGGTACTGGTACTAATACCAGTCATCATATGGCAGCTGCAGTTAGAGCGTTAATTCTAGCAAGACAAAGTGCTAGTGATCCTGACTTTACTGGTAAATGGTATCTCAGAGGTTATGCAAATAGTCTTGTTATTATTAGAACAAATGAAGCAACTGGTGTAAATACTAACGTAAATTCTGTACCAGGTGGAACACGTCTACCTTTTACTATTTCAGGTACAGGTGGTTTAGTAAATAATAATATTGAAGTATTTCAAGACGAAGTATCAGATATATCTAAATTACCTTTGGAATCTTTTACTGATCACAACCTTAAAATTTTAAATAGTGATTCAGCTGAAGATGATTATTATGTTGAATTTGTAGCATACCAAGGTACAGGAGGTAATGGTTATTGGAAAGAAACCGTAGCACGTGATGCGTCACCTGGTGTAGATAATACAACCATGCCACATGAATTGTCTAACACTGGTGCTACTACATTTACTTTTGGACCTATTACATATAAAGGTAGGTTAGCTGGTGACGATGTAACTAGCCCCACACCATCTTTTATTGGATCACCAATTAATTGTACTTTCTTTTACAGTAACCGTTTTGGTGTATTGTCTGGAGATAATGTAGTCCTTGGTGTTGCTAATGATTCCTATAATTTCTTTGTCAAGTCAGCGTTAACACAGATTGATTCAGATCCTATTGATCTTAATGTGTCTAGTGTACGTCCTGTTAGTTTGTCTGAGGTACTACCTTCCCCACAAGGATTACTCTTATTTAGTGAACGTCAGCAATTCCAACTTTATGCAACTGATGCTAGTGTTCTCACAGCTTCTTCTGCTGTAATTAGAGCCCTCTCCAACTATGAGATGGCAACAGATATTGCACCTGTAGATGTTGGAACTACCTCTGCATTTATTAGTCGTGTACCTGGTTTTAGTAAACTCTTTACAATGGCGCTACGTGATGTAGAACAAAGCCCTATTGTTGTAGATATTAGTAAAGCAGTATTAGAGTACATTCCAGACACTGTAGATGGCTTAACTACAAGTCCGCCTAACTCTGTTATCATGTTGATTGATAGAGACACATCTTTACTTTATTTATATCGTTATTATAACAATGGTAAGGAAGATTTGTTTCAAGCTTGGACTAAATGGCAGCTTTTTGGTATTGTCTAAACTTCTAAGATTATCAATGATGTTGTACTTGTTGTCGAACCACATGAAGATGAATATACTATCGGTTCCCTGAAGCTCGATGAGATGCCCTCAGGAGACGTTGTTTCTACTGCTGGTGCTATCGTAGGTAACCCGTGTTTAGACATGGCTACGAGGCCCGTAAAGCCCGCTGTAAATGTTGATGCTGTTGTCTATGATGTGACAAACGACATCACTAAGATCTACGTACCTTATACACCTATTGCAGATAAAGAAGCTGTGATGCTTCTTACTGTCCCTACAGCAGATGTAGGTACTACAGCAGTAATAGATTCCGATCAAGGTTACTACGCTACTGCTATTGAACGTACAGAGATTGGTACAGGTTACCGTTACTTTGAAGTAAATGGTGACTTCTCTGGTTATGCAGATGGTATTGTCGTAGGTTATACTTATAATTTTGAAGTAGTATTACCTAAGTTTTACTTTAGACGTGATGCAAAAACTACTGATTATACAGCAACCTTAACAATCTCTAGAACTAAATTTTCTATTGGTCGTACTGGTGCTATTACATTTAAACTAAAATCTACTGGATCTAACCAGTGGAGAGATGTTCAACACACAGCTGAAGCTGATTACTATTCTGGTGATACCAATCCTGTAGTATCTGAACGTGTGTTTACTATACCCATCCATCAACGTAATACTAATTTTGAACTTAAAGTGACAAGTAATTTACCATACCCTGTATCGTTGGTGTCAATGATGTGGGAAGGCAACTATTCCCCACGTTTCTATAAGAGGGCTTAATGATTAATAAAAATTATGATCTTCTGGGTGAGCAGCTAGCTGAGTCTGGACTGGAGATGAGCATTGATTTGTTTACAGGTATTGCTGCTGGTGCTTCTATTATTGGCGGTATTTTTGGTGCATCTCAAGCTGATTCATCCAACAAAGAAGCCGAGAAAGCGCAAAAAGAAGCAAAAAAAATTGCTGAAGAACAAGCTAAAATTACTAACAAATATACTCGACAAGCTTTTAAAGCAGAAAAACAGGATTATTTTGCTGCTCGTCAGTTTCAGTATGACACAGCAGTAAAGCAATGGAAGTATGATACTGAAATCCAAGATTATAGGTATCTACAAGATACTAGAAAGTATGCAGCTTCTGTTGATAATTATGTAGGCCAAGTGACTTTTAACACGGTGGCTGCACAAAGAGCTTACGAGTCACAACAAGCATCTTTCAATGAACTGCTCGCATCTACAGCTTTTGAAGGCCAAGGTTCTATGATCGAGAGATTGCAGAACGAAGGACGTGCTTCATTAGGACAAGCTGGTAATTCACGAGTAAAAGCTATGCAATCTACACTTGCTGAACAAGGTAGGAATGCAGCTATTATGTCTGCTAGTTTAGTCAGCGGTCAGCGTGAATTTCAACGCAATATACAAGATATAGG